ATTGAACCTGAAGTATCAATAGCAATACAGACATCAATAGTTTCATCATAGTTTGTGCCTGGTAATATCACACCTGAGTGCCAACCTTTTCTGCTGGGTCTTGCAAATGTGTAATCATTTTTAATAATACTCTGAATCTGTTGTTGTAATAATTCTCTCCAGTTCATTTTAGGTTCTGTAAACTGTTGAATAATTCTTTCAATCTCTTTAGGCAGATTACCTGCACCAGCCGCCTGTGCCGCCGCCATCATAGACTCTTTTATTTCATTTTTAATTTGTTCTAATTCTTCTTTAGAGTAAGCAGGACCTTTACCTTTTTGTTTGCTGTTAGGGTCTTGTTTTGTTCCACCTGTGCTTTCACCTTTTTCCCAATCAATATGTTCATCAAGCAATTTACCTAACTGTTCCATTGCCTTCTTACCTTTTTTATAGATGTCATCATACACTGCCTCACTTGCCCAACCATCATATTTCCAATCTTGGAATATCTGCACATCCTTAGGTTTCTCACCAATGTTGTCTCTTACCAATGTGTTGTTAACAATGTAATCACAAGCGATGTTATGTAATTGAGGATCTCTATCTTCACGTCTTGTCATGTGATCAAACACACAATGAAGTATTTCGTGTGCAATAACAAATTCAATTTCTTTGCTAGACATTTTACTAAAAAATTCTGTATTAAAAAATAAATTTCTGCCATCAGTTGCGGCAGTTGGACACCAGTCATCACATTCTTTAATTTGAAGTCTTGTTGCCATGTTACCGAAAAAAGGATGTCTCAACAACAATCCAACTCTTGCAACCACAATTTTATCGATAACTTCTGCTCTTAATTGTTTTAATTCTTCTGGACTTAATTCTTTCTTTTCTAAAATCTCTGTGCTCATATTATTATAATACTTTCTTTTGGTAAATTAGTCAACCGTTTTTTGGTATAGGGCACCGGTAAAGAGTGCCCTATATTCAACACTTTTATTTGATGCTTTGAGCGGCAGTAATATATTTGCCGTATTTTTCATGGAATTCATCAAAACATTTGACTGCATCAGGATCAATCGGTAATTGATACTGAGTTAATGCCATCTTGATACCCATAACAACAAGTTCTGTATCGAAGTTGTCCATCATAAATCTAAGAAACTTATTAACTTTGTCATTAAATTTCTTATCTTTTTTGTCATTTGCTTCTTTGAGTTCATAACATAACGAAACCGTAAGGGAGTACATTGCTGATATTTCTTTCGATTTCAGTTCTGTTATTTTGCCTTCAAGTATTTCTGAAGGATTAGGTAACTGTGAAGCCACCTTTCTATGAGCCATGAACTTGACTGCAAGTCCTTCGCCCACTGCACCACTGACCAAGTCGGTCACAGTGTTTTCATCTAAATCATCCGATAACAACTCACTTACGAATGACCAAGATCTTGGAGTAGCAAAAGAACGACTTGGTGATCTAGGATCAAAGTCATACAAGTCCTTCTTGCTAAAAGTTAGATATCCAACAACGTCTTTACTGATGTTGTTAGCCACTGCCCATTCAAACCAATCATCAAATTCTGGTTTCATTTCTAAATGGACGAATCTGTTTGCCAACGGAGCAGGCATTCTGTACACAACTCCTTTGTCAGCCTCTCTGTTACCAGCCGCAACAATTAATACATTGTCTGGTAATTCATATTGACCAACTTTTCTGTTTAGGATCAATTGATATGCCGCCGCCTGTACTGAAGGTGCCGCAGAATTCATTTCATCCAAAAACAACACAATGTTCTTGTGTTTCTTTGCCATCTGTTCTGTAGGCAATTCTGATGGAGATGCCCAAACCATATTGTTTTCTTTTGAATTGTAGTATGGAATACCTTTAATATCTGTAGGCTCCCATAAACTTAATCTGATATCGATCACTTTGGCATCGATAGTTTTGGCAATTTGATGTATAACATCTGATTTACCAATACCAGGGCCGCCCCATAAAAATATTGGTCTCTTAATTTTTAATGCGTGTAATATGCTCGCCTTTGCTTTGTTAGGCGACAATTGTCTGGTTGTAATGCCAGTATCTTGTGTGCTTTTTTGTTTTACCATTTTGTACTCCTTAATAAATTGTTGTTATGTTTTAATAATACATTCTGGCAATCAAAAAGTCAATACCTAAAGAAGTCAAGGTTTATGCGGATTTTTAGGGTCTGTGGATAACTTATTCGGGAGATTCTAGTCTAGAAAGTGCTTTATTCAAACCGTATTTTCGTATATCACCAGAAAACAACATCAATTCCATTGCTTTCTTTTCATTGGTCACAATCACACCATCATCTGCTAGGTAGTATGGACAGTCTATATATTTGTCTAAAAATATTATGGTTTGTGTGGTTAAATTGAAATCGTTCGGAAATGGTACATCGTATGTTTGAAGTTGCAGTTTATCTTTGATAAATGACAATCCTTCATCTGTAAGACGCAGTCCACCTGAACCTTTGTTTCTACTGTTCTTCCACCATGTAGGCATATACTCCCTCATAGTATTTTCACCTATGCTGATATTAGCCTGCTTTAAGAATATTTTGGTGTAGGTTTCTTTCCAATTCATTTTTCACTGACAGTTTCACCCTGAGTCAATTTGACCACAGTGAATTCTTCAGTGTTGAACATGGTGTTCAATTTCTTGGCTAGATTGAATGCGTGTCCAGGATTTGAAAAACTTACTTTTTTGTATTTTGGACCCGGGTAATTGTTTAACTGATTTGCTGATTTTAGGTTGAATGGTTTGTTCTGGTAAAACACTGCCCATATGCCTTCAGCCGCCAGAACTTGTTCGCTCTTATAAGTTTTGCGATCGGTGTTTTCTAGTAGTATAGTCGGTTTAGGTCTACTCATATAATATGAGTATTTATCTAAAATGAATCGGTATTATAGATTACCGCCGTCTACTTTAACTTCTATTGTTTGAGCCTCTGTGCTGTCTTTTTGTGCTATTAGACCCTCATAGTCGCCCGCTAAACGGGCCAGCACTGTGGCTAGTGCATACGTGACTTGTTTGGCTGTATTGATGTCTAAACGCACTTCTTTTTGATTGCTGAGGTCAGCACCTTTCACTTGTTGAATAAATTGCTGTAAACTGGCTGTATTAATAGGGTCTTTTATTGGCATTGCTCAACTCCGTTTTCATTTCTAATGATGTTCTAAATGGACCTTTAAAAGGATAACTTTCCAATGTTAACAATTTGGGACAATAACTTCGTACCCATCCTTTTTCAAACTTAATTATATAGTATCCAGCACAATATAAACTTTTGGATTTTTTACTCTTGTTAAACAATGGCAGTTTCTTTTTTACATCAAATACCATATTGTAAGGTTTAAACTTGCTCGGATAATCATACACAGAATTATCTTCATTTTCTTTTTCTTCTTTAGGCGCACTAACTGTGGATCCCCACATCCAATCTCCGTTGAAATTCTTTTGAAGTTGCTGTTGATTATCGAAGATTCTAGTACCGTCAGAACAACTGAACATATATCTTCTGTCTTCTTGTCTACAAATTGTGCCTACTTTTTGACCATCAGATTCCAGTATCCAGAATCTATTTGCTAGTATAGGCTTCGCAAAAAATTTAGTTGTCATGCCATTACCTCTTCTTTCTGTTTGTATTTCGCATTTAATGGTTCAGCATAAGTTTGCGGGTATTCAGCAATTTTTTGCATATCCCATTTAGCACAAAATTTAATTAATTTTAATCCAACCTGTTCTATTGTTTTAGGCTTAACGGAATTGATTGTTTCTTTAATAATACTTTTAATTTCTTCTGGTTGTGCTGTTAAATCACACAGTGTTACATTTCTTTGATAGTCATCCACAACTCTATGTTCTTCACCATTATGGTCCAACCAACGTTGTAACATCATATTGTTCCAGTTATATCCTTTGGAATTTCTATCTTCAAATGCTTCAGTTAATCCAACTTTCTTTTTGGTACCTTTGGTCCTAACACCAGGATATGCAGAAAATACATTGTCAGCAGTATCACCTCTCATACATTTTTCAAACAACAACCATTCTGGATTTGGTTCTGGCTTATCTTCGCCAGTTTTCTTATCTTTGACTCTGTTACCTTTTGCGTCAAAATAGCCTTCATGTGTTATGGTAGTTTCTGTAATACCATTGTATTGACACACATTAGGAGCAATCAATTGAGCAAAATCGCCATCTGTGCTAATAATGATGTGATTATCATTAGGATGTGCTTGTACCCAACCAGCAATTAAATCGTCTGCTTCTAATTGAGAGTGTTGCAGTGTTGTACAATTTGTTTTTGTGTCTATAAATTCTTTAAAGTTGTCAAAAGTTTCCCAAAATATTGTATCTTCTTCCACTTCTTTTTCTGTTCTAGCCTCTCTAGCCTCACTTCTGTTTCTTTTGTATGGAGTATAGAAGTCTTTACGCCAACTTCTTCCTTCCAAACAGAATACCACGTGATCTCCTTTGAAGTCTTGCCATACTTTTCTAATACTGTTGAATGTGATATGTAGAGCCATACCTACTTTAGAATCCAAATCGCTCTGTATGGCGTGTTTGGCTCTAAAAAATGTATTGGCTGTGTCTACTAATATATAATTCATATTTTATAATTTCATAAACAAGTAATACCACAAAACAATTAGAGCTCCACCTGATCCCAGTATCATTATTATTGCGGCGATTTCTTGTAAAATTGATATCATTAACTGATCTCCGATTTATCCTCACTTAAATTTTTTGTATTGATATATCCAGCACCTCTTGTGGGATCCATGCCTTCTTCTTGAAGAATGTTTCTTGCTATGGTTTTAAACCAAGCATCCACAATCTGTTCATTGCTTTCACCTTTATAACCAGCATCCAACAGTTTTTCAATGAATTCATTATTCCAATCCAGTTCAAAGAAACCATTTTTGATATTGTCTTCATTTATTTTTGTGTCCAACACAGCCACCCAAGGTTCTCCTTTTGCTGTGGCTTGTTCTTTTTCTTTCAACAGTGCTTCTAATCTTGGATTAGATTCTTCAGTTGTTGTTTCTTTCTTTTTAACAAATATGTCTTTTACCTTTTTTATTATATCCATTTTCTTATCTCCGATATTTCTTTTAATCTTTGTTCTTCTCTATCCTTCATCATCTCCTTAGGTACCCCAGGCATTTCCGAATATGTCGACATGGAGTCTTGGAGTGTATCTCCATCCTCTTTCCATTGCGAGCTCGGCGACCTTTCTTGTGTTGAGTGTGTATGTTTCGGATCTTCCACCCAGTGGCATAATATATACGGGAACGTCGATTCCAGCGTCACGAAACTCGGCAACTGCCTTCGTAACTTCATCCACATCGGTTGCATCAGCAACCACAAATTTAAAATACATTTGACTGCGAGGAATCCCATAATAAGACCTAGCAATCTCAGGCTTGATAGCAGTGTGCCAAGGTTCACCTGATACGGAAAGTTTTGGAGAGCAACTCCAAGTGACTTCGAACCTATCTTGTTTTCTGAGATAGTCTTCAAAATCCTTGTGTAAAATCTGCGTTGTATTTGTTTCGAATGTAACATTTTTCAAGTCTCCCATTTTTGGATGTTCAAATAGATCAATATAAAATCTTTGCCAACCTAGCAAAGGTTCTCCGCCTGTTAAGATAAAGTGTACGTCTTGTCCATTAGACATTGTCCATTTTCCTTCTGGCGTTAAAGATAGTATGTGTTCCACAACTTCATCGATAGTTCTATCTTTCATATACTTTTTAAACTCTGGATATATGCTGGCGTAAGTATCACAACCTGTGTGTATGATTGGCAAGTCTTCAAATTGTTCAACTTTGTCCAATACTCCATCATCTAAAAGTTTTTTTACTTCTGGATTGTATTTGATGCCTTGTTTTAATTTTTCTTCTCTGTCTGGATGTCTATCCAATCCAAAGTTCATACATCTAAAATTACAC